AAACTGAATCGTAAAAGTTCCTGACGTAGCTGTTTTATCTGAGCCAAAGTCCAATACACAAACAGATTTGTTACTGTCTGAAGTGTTATAAATTAAAGCACCTCTTGCTGTTAATGTTACACCTGTAAAAGATAAGTCTGAAAAATCTACGAATGCTACTGTTCCTTGTGTTGAAACAAGAGCGTTAACTAATAAACCTCCACCTTGCGTGTATTGACCAGTATTTGCAACTTGGTTTCCAGAACTATCTCCTGGGTAAACTGTTGTATCTGCTCCAATAGATGCTTGTGAAGTATATAAAGCTAGTTTGAATTTATCACCTGATGTAGGTGTAAAATCATGTACGCCTTCAAGAATTTCTTCTTTGAAAGAGTTTGTTATTGCATTAGTTGTTATTGCCATTTTTATTCTCCTATAATTTTATGGTGACGGTGAACCAATTTTAACTCTTGGAACACCATCGGTATATTGACCTCTACGTCTTGAGCCCATTTGCTCTAACGCAAAAGCTTCTAATGTTTTATCATACCTTGTTTTATATAGGTTGTACATATCAACCGGACCTTTTAGATAAGAAAAGCATTCCACTAATACACCATATAAAAGCAGATTTTGGTGTTGGTCTGACAACATGGTTGAGTTGCCACTATCAAAATGAGGTGGGTTTTTAATGTATTGAATCTGAATAGCTAAAGCTGAGGCTGGTGTAGGTGCAACTATAATGTTTTTGTCATTATAATTAGCATAATATTTTGGCTGCCCCTGGGTTCCAGTAGGATTAAATTCAGCTATAAAAGTTTGATCTCTTTTTTCTAAGAATACTTCTGTCCCTCCGTCAGTAATTTTTACTGCCCTTAAATATTTAAGATCACCTGGGAGGCTAACAGCTCTATTTGCAGCGGTAAAGTTAGAATTAGAAAATTTTCTTAAATCATCGTAGTCTACTTTACTAGCGATATCTAACTCAGTATTAGTAATAAACTGATCAATTAAAGCATCTGTTAAAACATTACTATCTACTTCTGTGTAGTTTCTTACTTGTGTCAAAAAATTTGCATGTGTAATAGCCATTATGATATCTCCACTGTTACAGGGTTAACTAAGCATGTAACTTGTCTTCTTCTGTTTTGTAATGATGGGTCTCTAGGTTCCATACTTTGTTGGCTAGTGTCTAAACCATTAGTATTTATTTCTGTTTGAAAAGTTTGAAAAGCAAAATCTCCTGGTAAAGTTAAATTAGCAACACCTACAGATGCTCCTCCTGAATCAGAGAATGTGCCATCACCATCAGCTAAAAATTTTTGATCTGGTTGTTGAAATTTTATATTTCTAGGATTTTGTAATGCTATCGCATCACTTACAGCATATCTTCTTCTTATTTGTGGTTGTTTAGATTCATACTCAGAATTATGCACTAAAGAGCCATTCCATTCTTTAACCATCTCATCATATGGAAAAGCCATACCAGATCTATCTGATATTGCTAATGATCTTTTACCTGAAGCATATTTTGCCATAATTATAACCCGTTAGGATAAAAAGATTGTGGTGTTATAAATGTAGATGTTCTTTGACCATCTTCATCTAACGCCCTTTTCAATTCATCTTCATATATTAATTTATTTTGTTGTACTAATTGTGGATTTTTTTTCATCGCTAAATAATAAGCTAAACCTGAACACATACATGGTAAAAATCTATACGCCACATCGGCTTGATTAGTATAAGCTCCAGCATCTTCAATTCTTTTTACTATATAATATTTTAGTGTTGTGTAAGTGTTTAAATCAGGTGCTTGATATAAAAATATTTTAGGTGTTGTTTCTCTTTGCACATAATATTGTGATGGTTGCCCAGTCGCTAATTTATTTGGTAAAGCTGCATAAGTGGATCTATCAATTTTTGTTAAAGAAACATCTTGTGTACTAGAAGTGTTTGATGCTGCCGCTGTTGAAGAAACAAAAGCTTCTAAAACATCACTAGTTGATGAGGGTGCAGTGTATTCAGCTTGTCCTGATACCAAAGTATTTTCAACTAAAGCTACTTTCCATAAATGAACACCTCTATTACCCCACTCAGAAAATAATAAATTTAAACTTCTTCTTGCTGATCTTAAATCATAACCTGAGTTTGTTTGAATCGCACATCTTTCGTATGCCTCTTCAATAATATCATCTATATTTAAATCAAATGATGTAAGACCTGATGTTGCCATTAAATTACTCCTTTATAATAATCTATCATACCACCCATGCTTTTCTTAGCAAAAGTTTTTACGTTAGTTGGTTTAGGTCCCACATTGGCAGCTGCCCGTTTCCTTGCAACGGCAGATTTTCTTTGTCCCTCTGTCATTCTTCTTGCTTTCGCTAGAGGCACGCATTTTGGATACTTCCGTTTCGCATCCGCAAGTTGTTTCGATCTTCCACACTTTGCGAAAGTACCATCTTTTCGCTTGCTCCCAATATCTACCCAGTTTTGTTTGAACCATTCCTTTAGTCCTCCCTTAGACATTAGATCATTCCTTTATAATACTTTTCGTAAGATTTATTAGAAATTTTTTTCCCGTCTATATCACTTTTAATAAAAGAACCGATGTAGGCTCCTTGTTTTGCTTTGATCATAGCACCTTTAGCTGCTGGTTTTGGACCTCTGAAATCTTTTCTTTTTACTCCAGATGGATCTTTAATTTTTCCTGCACATATTTTAGATGCGTAGGCATTAGCATAGGCCGAAGGGTACACCTTAAATTTTCTCTTTGCTGCTGCTTTACCTCTTGGACATAGTTTAGTCATTTTATTCTCCTTGTTTAGTGGCCACTTTGAGAGATTTCTTCTCCTTATTGCGGTCGTACAACTTTTTAGATTTTAGCACTTTCGGTCTGTAAGTTCTAGACCTTACGAGTTTTGCGAATGGATTGTTTACCTTTTTTTGCAATATTGACCACCTCAGATTTACCCATAACCTTTGCTCTTTGTTCCATAACGGTCAGAATTTGTATTTTTCTTGCAAAAGGTTTGTTAATATTTTTTACTTTTCTGACTGTGGCTCTGGCATCTGCTGGTGTAGCAAATTTTATTTTAACCGTATCTTTAGGATTTTCATCAGTGTAAAGTCTTCTGTCAGAACCTTTTGGCTTCTTACCCGTTCCTTTTTTAGGATCTGCCACGTCTCATATCCTTGATATGTTTTTTAATTATTTTAGATTGTTTTTTATGAAGTTTAGAAGCTTTGTTTAATGCTGATGCAACTTTTTTAAGTTTACCGTTTTTTAAGCCACCTTTTGAATAAGTTTTAACTTTACTTTTTTCTCCACGAGCACCTCGTAATTGGCCCTCTACTTGCTTTCTCATTTGTGATCTTCCTATTGGCATATTAATTTAACCATGGTGTATAGGTAGTCTTACCATTAATTCGTTTTGCACGCAACCATTGTTGTCTATTATTATTTCTTGAATAACTGCAATGAATCCAGCCCGACGTCGGTTCCCCGTCTTTGTAAAACTCGAGTATGCCTTGATCTACTTCTAAATTATCTCTAATCCAACGAGCTAATTCTCTATTGTCTACACCCGGTATTTCAAAATCAGCTGCAGCTGCTTCATCATGTGCTGTATGTTGACTATTAACTGAACTTCCTATTTCTATGCAAAGTTCAGCACAACGAAAGCCCGAGCTTATTATTAATGGTTTATTAAATTGTGAACGTATCGGTTGAAGAACATTTATTGCAAGTGCTTTTAAATTTTCTATTTGTTCAGGACTAGGATTATTATTAATTCCTTTACGTTCAGCCGTTTGGCTTTTTGTAAGTTCGTCTAAAGTTATATTAGCGGTTAATTTCATTTTTTCTCCTTAATTTTGTAAAACATATTGTCCGTATCGTCTGTCACCCAATCTTTGTTTTCGACAGACCACTCTGTAGTTTGCACTTTATAGTTTGGCCAAGATCTATCAGTAGTATAGTTAGAAACGCTCCACAAGATACGATTATTAGGCTGAGCAGCATAATTGCCGTCATCAAGTGCCAGTATATGTGCACACTTATGTTCTTGAGGAATCTCAGAATGCTCACAATCAATTTCATTAACCTCTGGACTCGCCCAATCGATTGTGAATAGATATTCTCCATGATAAAATTTTTTATCCTTTCCTAAAAATTTGCCACGCTGCCCAGTAAGAAAATCAAATTCAGTGCAACTAGGATAGTAACTAAAACAATTCCACAGTTCCAACTGGTCAACTGACATATTCGGCACTTCGGTTCTAAGAAACGATTTTTGGAAAAACGCTGAGATAGGCAAACGCCAATAGCACGCACCGTTGGGTAACATGCAGTGAAAAAGTAATGAACGCCCTGAAATACTCGCCATGCCAAAGATAACACAATCAAGACTTTCTTTTTTATACTTAGGATCCAAATCATATAAGTATTCTTTCTTTACTTTAGCATACACTGTAGGAATGTTGATGTTAAGATAAGCCATAAATTATTTATTATCATTTAAAACCACATAAATCACTATGCAAAATAGCACAAAAGCAACAATAGTGTTTATAGATATAGATGATCCCATTAGTCTAATATTATTTTTTTAATACTTTTCTGTCCCATGTATATTTCTGTTTCAGCTTTTGATTTTATACATTTATAACTAACACTTGGATTGTAATCTCTTTCTGCAACTCTTTTGCCACGCAAACACATGGCCATGTTCTCTTGTATTCTATGTTCTTTGATCTCTCCATTAATGAACATTAAAAGTGCTACCACAGTTTCAATCATTTTTTATCCTTATAATTATCTAATGTTATTATATCAGGGTTTTCTTTCATATATTGTTGTTTTAACACAGTCCAATAACTTATTTTAGGATCAAAATCTCTTCCTTTAAAAGATTCTGAAGACATGACACCTAGTTGCATACACTGATTTATTAGCTCTGCAAAAGCAGGAGGAGGTGGATTAATTCTAGGCACTCTCTTACATTCTTTTACTAACTCTAACTGTATTTTTAATTTTTGTTTTTTTCTCTGATCTTTTACAAACTCTTCATCACATACATCGCCAATAGACTTTCTAAATCTCCAACCTAACACTTGGTTTTGTGACTCTGCACTAGTTCCTGATTTATATTCGTTTTGTCTAACTTCTGTATATGCTTCCCAACTGCCTTGATCACAGGTATTTGTGCCATCATTTAAATATTCATTACGTGCTTCAGCAGCTGTAATAAATAAGAAACTAACGATTAAGATCCTTAATATCATATGCATGCTCCCTAACTTGATCAGCTAATTGTCTATATAAATTTTCTGCCATCTCCCATGTAGCTTCAGCTGCAGATAATCTTGTTGCTGTGTCTGTAAGTTTTTCTTTAGCTACTTCTAAATCTCTTTGAAGATTGATTAAAACTTGTTTATTAGCTTCAATAGTATCTGTGAGATTAATAACGTACCTTACAGAAGTAAAAGATCCAGCTAGTATTGCTGCTACAACTGGAACAATAACTATATTTTTTTTGATCCATTCAAATTTAGATAATTTAATTTTTTTCTTTATGGCCATTTGCAAACTCTCTTTGTCTATCTTTTAATTTTTCAATATCATTAGTAGCTTTTTCTACTTGTTTTTGTAAAAACTCTATATTTACTTTATTATGCATCCCGTCTTCGATAGCTTTATTAAGACGATCTACAGATTTATATAAATCCTCTACTAACATGTAGAGCTCTGCTTCACCAGATGACTTACCTAATTGTCCTCTTGGATACTTAATTCTAAATTCTGTGTTTTGCTCTAAATCTTTTTCAATCAACTCTAATTTAGTTGAGTGCGAATTTAACGTTTCGTGCAAACCAAAATATGCCCATGTGCCTATCGCTACCATGGCGATTAGACTAGCAACTGTCTTCATTGGCATTTGCACTTTTGCTTCTTCGCTAATCTTTAGAGCCATATACTAATCTTGCCAAAATTTAGATAACAAACTATCCCAAATTTTTTTTATTTTGTTCCATATTTTTTTTAACATTTCCATCTCCTTCTTGCTTGTCTTAATCTAGAATTTGGATCTTTAGCTGCTTTTGGAAACTTCTTCATTTGTCCTAATGATCTTGCACAAAATGATTTACGTCTCTTTGCATCTTTAGATCCAGGTTTAACTTTTCCTGTTACTGCTGTTTTAAGTTTAGATCCTGGGTTATCTCGTCTATACTTAGCAACACCAGCTGCTGTCATCCCCGCTCCACTTTTTGTAGAACGAAAATATTTTTTTGTTCGTGGAGGCATAGTATCTCCCCCACGTTTATAGCCCATAATTTTCATACGGCCATTTTTCATCTTACGTAAATGTAATTGTTACTCCACCAGTACCACCAATAGTAGCATGTATACCCTCAGCAAATATAATTCCGTTGCCTGGAAGATACATATCTAAACCTTCAGTACCAAATAAGTACGTGGCTATTGTAGTGCCTGAAGCACCACCACTTTTAAAAATGATAGAACCACTGGCATTGCCTTTAGCTTGTATTGAAGTCAATCTTGCTCGCTGAGTCGTTGGCACCATTTGTGCGGTAGACGTAGCATGAGCACTCGACTGGTCTGATGAAAAACTTGCTCCACCCATAATTTTTATCTCCTATATTAGGTGCTCCCGAAGGAGCACCATTTAATTATTACTGTGCATCAAAAGGAGTTGCAATAACTCCATTACCAAGTAACTGACCCTCTACAGCGTATAAATTAGCTGCGATTGCAGTAAATTTGATTCTTGAACCTTTTAGACCACCGTTTGTAACGTTAGATCCACCAGCTTCACCGTTTAAATTTACTTCATTATCACCAGTTGAAACTTGAAATTGTTTTCCAGCAGTTGAAGCAGTAATACCAATTGTAACAGCACCAACAAATTTATCTGCTGTGTTAGCAGTTTTGATAGTTCCTGTGAAATTATCAATAAAAAGAATTTCAAAAGTTGTA